CCAGTTGTATTTGTTTTTGCAGAAAAAAATATTGGACCTCTATTAGCACAATTACCAGAAAGACCTGTTCCTGCACCGCCTAAAGAATTTAAATCAAACTGTGATGCATTAATACCTCTATTGAATTGCGCTCCTATACCACCCCATAGTCTATCTCCAACTTCACCTCTTCCATCTAAATCATTTCCAGACGATCCATAAGTCGTAAACCAAGATGGAGAGTTATTTTGAGGCGTTGAAGTCCCTCCTCCTCCTAAATCAACTAAACTTGAAAATGTAGCATTAGCTGTGTATACACCTTTGCCACCATCGCCACCAGCGCCGCCTCCACCGCCACCAGCTTTGATTGTGCCATTATTTACTAAAGTAACTGCAACACTGCCATCAACTTGCAAAGCGTTACCACCTGCCGATCCTGCCGCTCCTCCAGCACCTTCTATATTACCATTGTTAGTTATAGTTATTGCACCTGCGCCATTACTTTCAATAGTTAACGCAGCGTTAGACGCACTAGTTGCACCAAGAGTTTCTGATGAATTTATTACTAATTGTTTTGGATAATCTACAGGAAAATCGTCTCCAAATATAGTGTTTGCACTTTGATTTGTTTGACCATCAACAAATGTTTTTCTAAAAGCTCTTGTTTGTCCATAAAAGTCATTGATAGACAATGGACTACTATTTGCACTTGTTGGAACATCTGCTGACAAATTAGTTGATGTATTGTTAGATGCGTTTGCTCTGACAAGAGACCCGCCTCTATAATAATCATTCAAAAGAATGGGGGCAGATGAGCCATTATTATACTCATCTCTTATATCTGATAATGATATTGCACCACTAGATTGTAATGTCATTATAAACTTGTTCCAAACGCTGTTACATTATTAGCTGAAGTTACTGCACCATTAGATCCTAATTTAAAAACTGTTGTGCCATTATACTTAAATAATAATTCATTATCACCAGTATCTAATGATATTGCCCATTTACTAGATCCAAATAATATTGCATTGCCATTTGTATCTAAATCTCCACCTAGTTGAGGCGTTGTATCATTAACTAGATCAGTAGGAACTTGTGAAACATTAGCATTTGACCCGGTTCCATCAGCAAAAACTATAGCAGAAGAACCATTTGCTAACAAAACTTCAGTTCCGCTTCCGTCTGACGCATTTGCATCTGCAGGACCTTGCCTGATATTAGCTGTTTGTCCAGTGCTGTTTTTTACAAAAAACCATTTTTGTTGATCGTTAGGAGTAATATGTAAATTAAACTGACTACTTGGCGATCCTGTCAATAATAAAATTTTATAGTGACCATCAGAAAGCTGACCATCAACAGTTGTAACAGATGTGTTTCCCGTAATAGTTAAACTAACAACACCATTTAAAGTTCTGTCTATTATATCAAAATTATTATTTGTTGTGTTACCCCAAGTACCAGACTGCTCTCCAGATCCAATTTTTTCTATACCTGTGTTTGATGTGTATGTACTTGCCATTTTTTACCTCACTGTATTTCTGTCCATGTTTCTACTCCAGACGGTGTTATTTTTGTCCATGTTTCTGTGCCAGATGGCGTTATCTCTGTAAATGTTTCAGTATTAGCGTTAGTTATAACATCTTCAAATAGTATATCTCCCGTAACTGTCTTTGTAAAACTTATTTCTTGAGAGGATGTTCCAGTAAATTTATGATTACCCTGTGTTGTTTGTGTAAAGTTTGCATCTATACTTGCTGTTCCTAAATTTACTAATTTAATGTTTTCTGTTGTTTGTGTAAAATTACTTGTAAGATCTATATTCCCACTTAATGTAGTTGCAACTTCTGTAGTTTGTATAAAATTACTACTTAAATTAACTGTACCAACTAATGTTCCTACACCTACATTAACTGCAATACCTACGCCACTCATTTCTGCTGTTGCTGCTTGTACTACACCACCTACATCTGCAATGGCAGCATCGGCAATAGCAGAGTGACCCAACATCAATCAGCTTCCTCTAATGCTGTAATTCTAGCTGTCAATGCTTCTATTGTAGCTTGTTGTTCTTGCAATGCTTTTGTGAGTAAAGGCACAAGTTTGCTTTGGTCTATGCCTTGTGGGTCAATGTTTCCATCTGCATCCACTGCATCTTTCTCACCAATTACTGCTTCAGGCACTACACTTGATACTTCATGTGCAATAAAGCCATCAACAGTTGTATTACTTTCATCAGCAATCCAATTAAATCTTGCAGGTTTTAGTTGCTTAAGTCTTGTTGTAGCATCAAAATCATAAGATACATTTTCTTTTAGCCTGTAGTCAGAAGATGTTGCATAATTTGTTGTTGAACCATCACTTGTAACTCTACCAACGAGTGTACCAGTACTACCACTAGTTTTAAATACTAATAATATTCTTGTACCACTTGTATCAGAATTGTGTATTGCAACAGTTTCATGGTCTTTATTATTGCCCTTAAAAATTGCCACAAAACCATTGCTACCATGATTTTCTACCTCTAAAGAACGCTCTACACCACTATGTAGGGTTGAAGTACAATTTATTAAAAGACCTTCATTAACTATACGCATACGTTCTGAGCCAGTTGTACTAAATTTCATAGCTGAAGGAACAGTTGAGCCAGTAGAACTAGCAGTTTGTTCTACAGCTATAGCTCCTCCTGACCTAGCAGCATTATTTGAATCTTGACCAGTAAATCTAATTTGACCTAATGCTTCTCCACTTGCTGTTTCAGCAAATGTTCCTACTGTGTTACTACTTGATTTTCCAAGTCGTAAATCTGGGGTTGTTCCGTCTGTTGTATGAAATGCTAAAAGACTAAAGTTTGTATTTAGTCCACTTCCTTGTAATGTAAGACCAGTATCAGCAGTATGGTCTAGTCTGACCTCACTATCTGCACCGAATGTAATTTGTGCAGAGTCTGAATTTAAAGCAATATCATCACCCACTGTAAAATCGGTAACCCCTGCTCCTATTATTCTTGCTGTATCACTTGCTCTTGTCATCTATTCACCTTTTAATGCTTTCACTTCTGCTTCTAATTTTTCTATTCTTGTCATTGCTTCTTGAAGCGCTTTAACTGCTTTCATGTAAAGTATTGAATACTTAACTGATTTGGTTGTTGTACCAGTTTCAGAATTTATACCATCTTTTTCTTCTATATCTGTATTTGTTGTAACAAGTCCATTCATTCCAGCTTTTTCTACTTCTTGAGCAATTACACCTAAACGCCAATGTGCATCTGAATCGCCAGTTGCAACATCTGTTTTAAATTTAAACTTACGAATAGTTAATGCTTTTACATCTTCCCATTGTGATGAAGCATCTTTAATCTGCTCTTTAAGTTTCTCATCAGAAAAACCACTGTAACTATTATCATGGTTATCAATATCGCCATCTGACCTAATCTGACATCTAGCTGTTGTAGCATCTCGCATATCTATAAACATAGCATTACCATTATCAGGAGTAGCTTCTTTAAAACCTATTTCCATTATAAATTGACTTAAAGGATTTGAGCTTCGATTATGAAACATTGTGTTATAAGAATTTGCAAGATTATCTACAAATTGATTGTGATTACCAGTTGTAGGTTGACCACCATTACTTTGTTTTATATTACCCTCAACTCTAAGTGTAGTATTTGATAAAACATCAGTAGTCTTCATAAGAACTTGGTTGTTGCCACCATCAACAAACAGCATATTAGCATTGCCATCTGATTCAACACGAAAGTCTACATCATCACCATCATCATTAATTGTAATTTGATCAATTCTACAATCTATTGCTGACCTTGAACTACCTGCTCTCATTGTTTTTAAAGTTAGTCTACCATCTTCAGCACCATCTGTAACATCTTCAATTCTTCCAGTTATTTGTGCATATGTTGTTTCTTCACTTGCATTATTTTCAGCTATAAAATTTACTTGACCTAGAAAATCATCAGCAGCAGGACTTGAGCTATCTCTTTTCATATCTAATAAAGGTCCTGAGTTTGCATCTGCATCAGTAGATTTAAGTGTAAGTTGTGCTGTATTATCAGCGGTTGTTATTGTAGCACCTGCACTTGATGTAATTGCACCTGTAACTCCAAGCGTACCTGACATAGTAACATTGCCATCAAACGTACCACCATCTGCTTTACTTACAGTATCTGCGGCACTAAAAGCATCAAAAACTATTATTTCTA